ATATAATGAAGGAGATATTATGAGTGAAGAAAATACAGTATTAAACTTACTTGGTGCAGATCAACCTGGCCAAATGGAAATGGCAATTGCTCCTGTCATTCATCATCATGTAGCAAAAATTAAATTTGGTAAAACAGTTGTTGATTTTTTAAATAAAGAAATAGAGTCTACAGCAAAAACTGAATCAGATAATTACGAACGCTCTCTTGTTGGCCAAATGAGAAATAATGAAAATTCTTCACAACTTAAATTTGATTTATCTTCTCCTGTAGGTCATCAACTCCTTACAATTTTAAACTCAGTAGGAACATCTTTCTTACAGCAAGGTTATAACAAACAATCATATGCATCTTGTTTTGATGTTTGGACTAATCGTGCATATGCTGAAGATTACAATCCTTTACACAATCACAGTACCACTACTGCTGCAGGATTATCTGGTTTTATGTGGTTAAAACTTCCAGAAGAAATGGAAACAAATAAATTAAAGAGTGGTCCAGAAACATTTTCTTTTGGTGAAGCTGATGGTCATTATAATGGATGGACCCATATGGTTTGGGATTTAGGATCAAGAACAGATATATATAATTTAAAACTTGATGGTGAAAAATATGTTGAGCCTGAAGTTGGCACTTTGTATATTTTTCCAAAATGGTTACATCATCAAGTACTACCATTTTCTGGTGCAGGAGAACGGCGTTCAATTGCTATGAATTGGAATGTAATTGAATCAGAAGAAGAAATTAAAAAAATTATGGGGCCCAATGAATATAAGAATTTTCTATCTATAGTTCCAAAAGATGTTGATAGGTCTGTTCCTTTTTTAACAACTATAGGTGGTTCTGTTCTTAATGTAAAGTTGAATGAAAATGAGTAGTTTTATCCATGCTGTTATGATGAATGATACTTCTTTATGTGATGATTTACTTGATTATTATAATAAAAGTGGTGAATATAAACAAGAAGGTTATTCCATAGGAGCAGATAAAAAATCTACAGATGTTGTAGTTTATCCAAACTCTAAAAATGAAACTGTAGAAAAATACAGAAATTTTTTGATGGGAGCATTAAAAAGTTATCAAGAAATATATGATTCTTTTACTTCCCATGTAGGATTTGCAGAAGCATTTAACATTCAACATTATGAGCCAGGTGAAGGATTTTTAAATTGGCATTGTGAAAGAGGTATGAGTCAGTCACATCAAAGAGCATTAGTTTTTATGACATATCTTAATGATGTTACAGATGGTGGAGAAACTGAATGGAAATATCAAGAAGCAAAGATAAAACCAAAAAAAGGATTAACTGTTCTTTGGCCTACAGATTTTACTCATACACATAGAGGAGTAGTATCCCCAACACAACCTAAAACAATTGCTACTGGATGGTTCAATCATTTAGATGTTACCGCGGCATCAACATTTTATGATGGAGTTATAAATCAAATGAAGGAGAAAATAACTGTCAAAGGTTAATTACAAATATAATGAAGACAAAGCTTTGTCTGAATTGAAAGAATACATCGACTCAACATATGATGAACACTATAGCAAGAACAAGTTTCAAGCTACAGAGTTCATCATTGACGGTGGACATGGTGAAGGTTTCTGTATCGGTAACATCATGAAATACGCACAACGATATGGAAAAAAGAATGGTTATAATAAAAGTGACTTGCTAAAAGTCATCCACTATGGTATTATAGCTTTACATAATCACGATATAATGGAGAAAAGTGAATGAAGTTAAGTAGTCAAACAATCAATGTGTTGAAGAATTTCTCAACCATTAACCAAAACCTTGTAATCAAGGAAGGTAGTGATATTGCTACCATGTCAGCAATGAAAAACATTGTAGCAAAAGCAAAGGTAGAAGAATCCTTTACAAAAGAATTTGCAATTTATGATCTAAATGAGTTCCTATCTGCACTGTCTTTATTTGGAACTCCAAATTTAGATTTCCAAAATGATTTTGTTGTCATTACAGAAGAAGGTTCTTCTAAATCTTTAAAGTATTGGTATTCTGATCCGTCTGTAGTCACTACACCAACTAAAGATATCACTATGCCATCAAATGAAGTTAAGTTTGATTTCTCTAGTGATTCTCTTGCAGAAATTACAAGGGCTGCATCTGTTATTGGCGCACCTGATATGGTTCTTGAAAATGGTAAACTTAGGGTTACTGATAAAAAGAATACAACTGCAAATGATTATGCGACTGAATTAGATGTTCCAGAAAGTGATGTTGATTACAAATTCTGGTTCAAAGTTGAAAATCTAAAACTACTTCCTGGCTCCTATAGTGTAGAAGTTTCTTCAAAAAATATTAGTAAATTTACTAACAATAATGTTGATATAGAGTATTTTATTGCTCTTGAACCAGAATCTTCATATGATGCTTAAAGTTAGGAATTTATATTATGGAAAGTTATTTGTGGGTCGAGCAATATCGTCCCAAGGATGTAGGCTCATGCATACTTCCTAAAAATCTAAAAGATACTTTCACTGAGTTTGTTGAAAGTAATAATGTACCCAACCTGATATTATCAGGTGGGCCAGGTGTAGGTAAGACAACTGTTGCAAAAGCAATGCTTGATCATATCGGTGCCACCTATATGATGATCAATGGTTCTGAGGAGTCTGGTATTGACGTTCTTAGAACCAAGATCAGGAACTTTGCTTCTACTGTATCACTTGAAGGTGGCAGAAAATATCTAATACTTGATGAAGCAGATTATCTAAATCCACAATCTACTCAACCAGCCTTGCGTGGTTTCATGGAAGAGTTTCATAAAAATTGTGGTTTCATTCTTACTTGTAATTATAAGAATAGACTAATCGAACCATTACATTCTCGTTGTAGTGTAATTGAGTTTTCTATTCCTAAATCTGAGAAACAGAAACTTGCTTCTGGGTTTATGAAAAGAGTTATAAGTATACTTGATACAGAAAAAATCAAATATGAAAAAAGGGTTATTGCCGAAGTTATTAATACACATTTTCCTGACTGGCGCAGAACTTTAAACGAATTACAAAGATATTCAGTATCAGGTAATATTGATGCTGGAATACTAGTAAATTTGAGTGATGTAAATATAAAAGAACTTATGCATTACATGAAGAATAAGGAGTTCACTAATGTTCGTAAATGGGTTGTCGAAAATCTTGATAACGATTCTGTACACCTGCTTCGCAGCGTTTATAATAACTTGTATGATTATGTGGATGGCTCTACTATCCCTCATATCGTTGTTATATTGGGCGAGTACCAGTATAAGTCAGCATTTGTCGCAGACCAAGAAATTAATATTCTAGCTTGTTTGACAGAGATTATGAGTAGGGCAAAGTTCAAATGATTGATATATATGATGATGTATTAGAAGAACATAATGCTATTTTAGTTGATGATAATGTTAAGCAACTATCTTGGAAATATGATTATAGTTCTAATTCAAAAAAAGTAAATAAACATTGGCACGTTCTTTGTGGTAATAATGAAGAAGAATGTACTAGTGCTGGATATGATTGGGCTAATCAAATCTTCTTTGCTATATTGAGTAAATTTAAGTTCAAAGAAAAATACAATATAGAAGGTTTTAAAAGAATTTATTGCAATTCCCATACTCATGGTATTGAACCGCATATCCATACAGATGATGGTGATTTTACCATGATCTATTATCCAAGACTTGATTGGGAAGTTGAGTGGGGCGGTGGAACAGCAGTATATAAAGAAGATACTGGTAATCCAATGGACCCTAATTATAAGGAAAATTTTCAACTTGATAAAAGCGTTACCTATAAAGGTAATCGGTTAATTATTTTTGATGCTTACCTTCCACACCAAGCTCTACCAGTTTCAAGAGAATGTTATCAATTAAGAACTTGTGTTGTTTTTAAATGTAATGTTTCTGGTGGAAACCATGAACGGTTAGATTTCTATAAAAATAATTTATCTGCTGGAAACTTTAAAGTATCGATAATCGATTGATGGAGATACCTTTTATGGATAATTTTACAAATAAAATTGATTTTCTTAAAAGTATAGGCTCTAATAATATTTTACATTCTGGTCAAAATTTATTAGATCACCTTATAGGTACTAGTAATAAATTAAAAGATTTGGGTGAACCAGAATATTTACAAGATGCTGGTCTATTTCATTCTGTTTATGGTACTGTATATTTTCTTCCAGAAGATGGATTGGTAGACGATAGACAAACAATTAAGAATATAATTGGAGAAAAAGCAGAAGAGCTTGCATATTGGTTTTGTATTTTAGAAAAACCAAGGATTGATAATATTCTTAAAATTAAAAATACACAATTGAGGGAAGATTTGTTAAAGTTAAATCAAGCAAACTTAGACGATATAGCTACTTCTAATACTATGTCATTGAAAGAAGCATATGGTATATGAATTAAAAGACTACCTTAAAGCCATTAATGAAACCAAAGAACCTCTTATGGATGGTGAGGATGAAGAATGGGAGAAGAAATATCCCCCATATATCGTTAATAAGTGTGTTTCTCCTTTTCCTGATACTATTCAACTAGTTAATGAGATGAATCAATTACCACACCTAGATAAGAAACTTCAGTTTGATTTTTTAATAAATAGTCTTAGACCAAGGAAAAGATATACTCCTTGGGTGAAGGCGATGAAAGTTGATAATCTAGATTATGTTAAAGAGTATTATGGATATAGTAATGCAAAAGCAAAGTCCGCTCTTAAAATATTATCTGATGAACAAATTTCTGCCATAAAACAAAAATTAAATAAAGGTGGAATAAATAATGGAAGAGATTAATTGGACACAGGAGCAGATGTTAGAAGTCAGTCTGAAAGAACCAGATGATTTTTTAAAGGTTCGTGAGACACTATCGCGAATTGGAGTTGCTTCTAGAAAAGAAAGAAAACTATATCAATCTTGCCATATATTACATAAGCAAGGTAGGTATTATATTACACATTTTAAAGAGTTATTTGCTCTTGATGGTAAGGTTGTAAATTTATCTGAGAATGATATTGCTCGAAGAAATACAATTACAAACCTTCTAAAAGATTGGGGTTTGGTAGATATTATAGGAATTGCAGAACCAGTAGCTCCTCTTAGTCAAATTAAAGTTTTATCATTTAAAGAGAAGAGTGAATGGGAATTGTGTACTAAATATAATATCGGTAAAAAGAAAGAAGTTTAATGGAGCAATTCAAGTCTTACATCACAGAGGCAAAAGATGAACCATATCGTATTGTTGTGCTTTCTGTAGAACATGGTGATAAATCTATAACTTCTAAACGTATCAAAGAAGAAGCAGAGAAGTTAAATTTACCAAACTATATTACACAAATAAATGGTTCATATATTACATATGATAATGGTAAACATACCATTCACTCTATAGATGATGATAAAGGGTTTGAATTAGATTCATCTACAATAGTATTTGTTAGAGGCACTCCAACCAAAGATAGTTCTCTAGATTTAATATCAGAGCTTGAAAAGTTAGGGGTTTGTTGTGTTAATAGTAGAACATCAATATCTATTGCAGCTGATAAATATCGTTCATACATTCGTTTAAAAGATTATGGATTAACTCAACCTAAAACTGTTTTGATAGCAAATGAAGCTTCCATAGAAAAATCTTTTGAAAATCTAGACACAAAATTTCCAATCATTTTAAAAACATTAAGAGGATCAAAAGGTGTTGGTGTTTTATTTGTTGAATCTGAAAGAGCACTAACATCTATAGTTCAACTTATATTTAAGACAGATTCCCAAGCAGATTTAATTATACAAGAATATATTAAAACAGAATTTGATGTA